GGTAACAAAGTTACAATTAATATGCCCACCGCTTTTGCAACGGAGGACTTTGCTACTGCAATAGCAGTGGCTATAGGATCATATTATGGCAACCCAAGTTCAATTTAGAAGAGGAACAACAGCTGAGCACACTGGTTTTAAAGGTGCTGATGGTGAAGTAACAGTAGATACTTCATTGAGGACTGTTGTTATACATGATGCAATTACAAATGGAGGCTTTCCATTATTAAGATCAGATGGATCTAATGCTGCTTTAGCTTTAGGATCTGTATCTAATTGCAGTTTAAAATTCCAAGGAGATGCAAATACAGGTCTTATTAGTCCTTCTGCAGATAATATATCTTTAGTTACTGGAGGAGTTAGCCGTCTTACAATAGATTCTAATGGAGCAGTTTCAATTCCAGGTAATTTGACCGTCACAGGTGCATTAACTGTAAATGGACAATTTGATTCCTCCGATCAACTCGCACTAATAATCGCTCTCGGCTGATATGGCAAATACCTTCAAAAGTGACACGAAATCGAGCGTTGTAACAGATGCTGTTAGTAGCACTAATACCAATATTGTTACCGCAAGTGGTAGTTCAACTTTGGTTTTATTAAGTATTTTAATTTCAAATAAAACAGGAGCCAGTGCTCAGGCTGATGTTTTTCTAGTGACAGGAAATGATGATGCTTATCTTTTACGAAATGCTCCAGTACCTGCAGGATCTTCTTTGGAAGTTATAAGTGGATCAAAAATAATTATGCAAGCAAATGATGTTTTAAGAGTTAGAGCAGGTACAGCTACAGCTTTAGATGTGACTGTCAGTTATCTTGATCAAACTTAAGGAGGTATAACAAATGGCTCTTAATCAAGTTGGGTTAGAAAGACTAAATACAGCGACTACCAAAAAAATTGGTACGAATAAAAATCTAATAATTAATGGAGCAATGACTGTCCAGCAAAGAATGACCTCTGCCACTACGGGTGGTCAAAATCTTTCTGGAATTAAAACTGTTGATAGGTTTTCGTTACAATTTAGTGGTACAGATAATCCCCCAACACAGATTCCTGTAGATGTTGCAAGCGGAACTACACCTTATACTTTAGGTTTTAGAAAAGCATTTAAAGCAATAAATGGTAATCAAACAAGTGGTGCTGGAGCAAGTGATACAATAGTAATGTTATATCGCCTTGAAGGACAAGATTTAGCAAATAGTGGTTGGAATTATACCTCTAGCTCAAGTTATATAACATTTTCTTATTGGGTAAAATCAAGTGTTGCACAAAACTTTTTTGTAACTTTAAAATCAGGTGATGGAACACCACAAAAATATGCAACAGAAACAGGTTCTTTATCTGCGGATACTTGGACAAAAGTAACAAAAACAATTCCTGGTAATAGTAATATACAATTTGATAATGATAATGGAGAAGGTTTAGAAATAGAATGGAGTATTTTTAGAGGAACAGATCAAACAGGCTCTATGAGTTTAAATGCTTGGGCTGCAAATAATAACTCTGTAAGAACACCAGATCAAACTTCAACATGGTATACAACAGATGATGCAACATTTGAGATTACAGGAGTTCAATTAGAAGTAGGCAGCGTGGCAACAGATTTTGAGCACACTGTATACGCTGACGAACTTTTACGTTGTCAACGCTATTACTGGCAATCAAATGGTCAATTAGCAGATACACAACCAGCATCAATGATACATGGAGATTTTATTAATAAAAGCACTACTGTTGCAGATTGTAGTTATAGGTATCCTGTAAGAATGAGAGCAGCACCAACCGTGGGTACAAGTGGAACATTTAAGTTCGATTCACAGACAACAGTTAATTTAACAGCTCTTGCAGCGATAAATAACACCGAGGTCTGTTGTCAATTAAGAGGCACTACTGGCGGTAGTCTTAACGCTTCAGGAGGTATAGGATATAGTCTATTAACTTCTGCTAACACAAATTTTTTATCCTTTGAAGCTGAACTATGAATACAATTAAATCAGTTAAAAAATTTCACGACACTGTAAAAGATGTTGACACAGATTGTCTTATGGTGACAGATATTAATGATAAAGTTTTTGGTGTTCCAAAAGACCCAAATAATACAGATTATCAAGCAGTTTTATCATGGGTCGTAGAAGGTAACACTATACAAGCTGCTGATACAGAAATATTAACTTGGGATAGTATCAGAGTTACTAGAGATCAGATATTAAGAGATACAGATTGGACAATGACAACTGGTGCTTCTGTTGATCAGGCACAGTGGGCTGCATATAGACAAAACATAAGAGATATTCCTCAAACTTATAAAGATAAAACTCCTGATGATGTTGTTTGGCCGACACAACCATCAACTGCTGGTCCTAATACTTAAAATTAGCCTCTGTAAAATAGAAGAAGCAATAAAAGATTTCAGTAAGCATGCCGTATATAGGTAATAATCTCAGATCGAATAATGCGTATAAAACGATAGATGATATATCGAGTTCTTTTAATGGAAGCACTACATCATTTTCTCTTTTAGTCGGTGGATCTTCTCCTGTACCATTTCCAAAATATGAGACACAATTAATAATTTCTGTTGGTGGTGTTGTTCAGGAACCTGATTCTTCAGGATCAACAGGATTTAGTTTATCGGGAACAAATATAGTTTTTAGTTCTGCTCCAGCTTCAGGTGAAGATTTCTTTGGAGTAATACTTGCAGCTGCAGATTATTTAAATGCTGGTGGAACATTCCCAGACGGTACAAACTCAGTTCCAAGTATCACGTTTTCCGACGATACCGACACAGGATTTTTTAGAGTAAGTTCTGGATTAGTAGCTCTTACAGCTAATGGAATAAAAAGTTTTCAATTTCCGTCAGGATTAGGAAGTGCCAATCAGCTTTTAAAAACTGATGGAGCAGGAACTATCTCATATACAGATGCACCTTCTGGAGCTACTGGAGGAGGATCTGACAAGACAATAATAGAGAACGGAACAACAATAACAACTAACTATACAATCGGAACTACATTTGGATCTACCTGTAACGCTGGTAGCTTTGGACCGATTACAATTAACGCAGGCGTGACCCTCACGATACCTAGCGGTTCAGTCTATACGGTGGTTTAAATTATGCCTATTTCAATTAATGGATCAGGAACAGTTACAGGAATCTCGGTAGGAGGTTTACCAGACGGAATAGTTGATACTGATATGATTGCTGCGAAAGCAGCTACAGCACCTAAGTTAGGTGATGGAACTGTGGTTAAAACATCATATGTAAGCACTGCAACTTTTACTGATACTACAAGTACTTCTTATGTTGATATAACTAATTTGACAGTTAACCATACTCCATTATCTGCATCTAATACATTGCATGTAGTTGCACACATACAGAATCTAGTAATTGAAATAGGTACATATGCTGGGGATATTGGTCTAAGAATACTAAAAGATTCTACAGAAATTTCAGCAATTGAATTAAGATCAAAAGATTATGGTCAGAGCGGTATGAGAAATTGTACTACTGGAATACTTGATGCAGAAGTAAATGCAGGGGGTACAAGTCAAATTACTTTTAAATGTCAAATGAAGATGATAGCGGGAAATCTTGTATCAATTAATCCAGGCAATGAGGGTGGTGGAACTGATAGTGACCAAAGTTCAATAACAGTTTTTGAAATAGCATCATGATTTACACAAAATCAAAAGCACTTTTAACATTGAAGCCAAATACAGTATGGACTTGGACTGGTACAGATTATTCTGGTTTTAATTGGTTAGATAGCTCTACAAAACCTACTGAATCTGAAATAAACGCAGAGGTTACAAGATTAAATAATGCAGAACCAATGAGATTATTAAGAATTGAAAGAGATAGATTATTAACAGCTTGTGATTGGAGAGCTAGTTCTGATTTAACACTTACAGATAGTTGGAAAACTTATAGACAGGCATTGAGAGATTTGCCTGTGTCTGCATCCCCTAAACTAGATAGTAATGGAGATTTAGATATGACATCTGTTACCTTTCCTACTGAGCCTAGTTAACCATGACAGCAAAGATTAAACTAAATGCAGCTTCAGGTGGTG